GGGAAGTCTAGCGGAAACAATAATCGTAAACCCAAGTATCGTATCGGCAACGGCCGTTGCGGTGTATATGCTAGTGAAGGCATACAATGAATACCAAAAAGGTAAAATCGAACGCGAGCAAATGTGAACTCTGCAAAGATCACTATCACGATCTCAACCTTTGTTCCGATACAAAGTGCTTTCACAACCTCGACATCAATTTACGCAAAGCAAAACAGACTCCTCTCCCTCCGATTAAGCGCTCCCTACCCTACCGGATTAAGAAAAAACTCCGGAATATCAATCCATTCGAAAAATTCGTATATTTACTCATAACCACAATCGCAACATCTCTCGGCATTAATGTCGCAGGGATAAGACAATTACTCGAAATGGAATTTACAGAATTAACAATCGTTCAATTTGCCATCTATGTAATCGGCTTAGTAGGAATGTTTGCGCTCGGCTTACTAAAGACCGGACCAGGACTCAAGGCCAAACTCAATGTGTTAGTTGAGTACCTATCAGAGGAGCTGATAAAAGCAACCGATGAGGCAAGCGAGGCCGGCCAAAAGATTACCAAGTCCGAGATAATGGCTATCGCTGAGGGAGCAATCAAAAGCGTATTTAAATAATGGCCTATAATACCGATGAGTTATATAACCAAGCCTTGCAGGAGATAGAAGAAAATACATTGTTCTTTGTTTCTGATGTAGTGGCTTACTTAGGTATTGCAGAGAGTACATTCTATGAGCATTTTCCTCCTGATTCGGAGAAATCAAAGGCCATAAAAGAAAGGCTCAATAAAAACGCGATGCGTACAAAGGTATCAATACGATCTAAGTTGCATCAAAGTAAATCACCTGCCGGACTCCTGGCTCTATACAAGCTCCTAGCAACCAATGATGAACGCAAGGCACTAGCAATGGAATACAGAGAACATAGCGGAGAGGTAAAGCTCCCAAAATTGGAGGTAGTCTATGGAAACATTCCGGATGGGGATGAATCAAAAGGTTCATCAAAGCCTCCTAAAAAATAAGCCTATCAACGTACAACAAGGCGGAAGTAGCTCGGGAAAAACTTACACGATACTCCAACATCTCTTTATGGTGGGAGCGGAGGATAAAGAAACAATCACAGTAATCGCAGAGGATGTTCCCAATCTAAAGTCCGGAGCTTATCGAGATGCTAAAACGATACTATCCAACACTCCGGAACTTAAATTGTATTGGCCGTATGAGAATAAATCGGATCGTATCTTTGAATGCGTTAACGGTTCGATAATGGAGTTTAAGTCATTCCAGGATGAGTACGATGCCCGATCCGGTAAAAGGACAATCGCATTTTTCAATGAGGCCAACGCTATCAAGTACGGTATATTTGAGCAAATCAACATCCGTACCACAAAGCAAACAATACTCGATTTCAATCCAAGTGCGAGATTTTGGGCGCACGATAAATTACAAGGTAGAGAGGATGTCGAGTGGTGCATAACGACGTATAATGACAATGAGTTTATCGCGCCGGCTATCAAGGAGAAAATAGAGAGCTATGAGCCAACTCCGGAAAATATAAAAAGAGGTACGGCCAACGAATACCGGTGGCTAGTATATGGAATGGGTAAAGTGGGGAGGTTGGAAGGGCTTATCTTTCCAAACTTTGAAACCTCAAGCGAATGGCCAGAGGAGTACAAATGGAGAGCCTTCGGGATGGACTTCGGTTTTACAAACGATCCTACAACTCTAATCGAGGTGCGACTGCATTCCGGTAAACTGTATGTAAAAGAGCATATATACCGGAAAGGCCTCACAAATCAAGATATTAGCCGTTACGTGAAAGATTTAGGTATTACAGATCAAATAATAGCGGATAGCGCCGAGCCTAAAAGCATCGAGGAGCTTAAGAGGGAGGGAATATGGGTATCTCCAGCGCAAAAAGGTAGAGATTCGATTATGTACGGCATTCAGCGAATGAACGAATATCCCATTGTGGTACATACATCAAGTAAGAATCTAATTGAGGAATTTTCTTCGTATATTTGGGCGAAGGATAGGCATGGAGTATCGACCAATAAACCCACAGACCATTTCAATCATGGCATCGATGCAATTAGGTATTGTTTGACCGATAAGCTCCGGAGAAAAAAGCTAGAATTTGATTTGATATAGATCATTGTATCTTCTGTTTGTTACATAGGTTTTGACCGGCTTATGTTTCTTTATTTATTAACTCGTAAAAAATTGTTAAATTGTATCAAAACATTTGCAAATGAATTTCAGCGATTTAATCCCTTTCAAAAAACAACGATTAAACAACCGGCTAAATAGACAGTTGTTTCGTTACCAATCTGGAATGCCTATTTCCTTCGCCGATACTCAGGAGGGATATGTGGAGGATGCCTATTCCAACAATCCGGATGTCTATGCGGTAGTGAATGGGATTACGCGCTCCGCTTCGGCCGTTCCTCCGGTAGTGCATGAGGTCAAGGATGTAAAAAAAGCACACCAGTATCGCTCGATGAAGTACGCAATGCGCAACGGAGCAACGCAAAAGAATATCGATTACGCTCTCGAGTTGAAAGAGCAAGCCTTTGAAGATGTATTAGATGATCGCGATCCATTGTACAAGCTGATACATCAACCAAACCCACTACAAGGCTACCCCGAATGGTACGAGAATATGAAGGGGTTTCAGCTCATAACCGGCAACGGATATACTCACTTTGTTGAGTTGGGCGATGGAAGTATAGGAGAGATGTGGGTAATGCCTTCGCAATTTACCAAGCTCATTGCGGATGCCTCGTATGAGAGTCTAGTTAAAGCCTACATACTAGATGTGTACGGATATTCCGGCGAGAGATTAGAGGCGGAGAGTGTTATGCATTGGAAGTATTGGAATCCTGATTACGATGGAGTAGGTTCTCACTTATACGGCATGAGTCCGCTCAAGTCCGCGCGTAATTCTATCCGATTGGGTAATGATGGAGATAATGCGCTATCTAAAGCCTTCCGTAATGGTGGAGCGAGTGGAGTAGTATTCCCGGATGATCCGGATATTGACCGATTGACAGAGGAGCAACGCTCACAGCTAGAGCATTACTTACGCAGTATGCAAGGACCGGACAATTACAAGTCATGGCTCGTATCAAGTGCTAAACTAGGATTTCAAGCGTTCGGTATTCCTCCGGTTGATTTGGAGATACTAGAGAGCGGAAAGATGTCGCAGAGAGATGTATGTAATGTGTTTAATTTCCCTTCCGAGCTTTTAAATGATCCGGACAATAAAACCAACGCGAATAAAGAGCAGTCGAGAAAACAGCTATACATGGACAACGTTATTCCTTCCTTAGTGAGGGATTTCGCGGAGATGAACCGCTCTATTGTACCGAGATTCAAAGATAAGAAGTATCACCTAGATTTTGACATTCAATCGATTGATGCCATAGGCCAGGAAACGAGCGAAAAGGTTGATTGGTTAGAAAAGGCATGGTGGCTCACACTAGATGAGAAGAGAATCGAAATGGGGTATCAGCCAATAGGAGATGAGGCGAGATACATACCGGCCAATCTTATTCCCGATACTACATTTGAAATGACAGAGGATGATATAAAGCGCTTGAAACAAGAATATGCCAATACCAACTCCAAAGCCTAACGAGGCCGAAGGTTCTTTTATGAGCCGGTGCGTTCGGTTCGTTATCGATGAAGGAACTCCGCAAGAGCAAGCCATAGCCATTTGTAGCTCTCAATACAGAAAAGAGAAGCTCAAGGTTATGACGTGGAAAACAATCGACCGTAAGCGAGCATCTTATATTAAATACGCTAAAACCGAGTTCTCCCGAGCGCTAAAAGCTCAAGCCAATGAGTACCTCGATAAGGTAAAGCAAAGCGGACTATCATCAGAGTATAGCATAAGCAGAGCGCCGATGGAGAATGCGATGTTCAATGTGTACTCAAGAGTAATGAAGCAATTTGCAAAAGATACCTATTCTCAATTCACACAAAAGGCACTAAAGACCGAGATAAATTGGGATGAGTGGGTGGCGAGATGGTTCGAAGGAAATACAACGGATTTAATCGGTGGCATTGATACTTACACACAAAACGGCATTCGTATAGTTGCAGAGAGAGCCATCATCGAGGGATGGGGGATAAGGGAGTTTCAGAATGCACTCTTTGAGGATTACAGAATATCCGAACGGCGAGCCGAGCTTATAGGTAGGACCGAGATAATACGAGCCTCCAACGCCGGCTCATTGATGGGAGCGCAGGAAACCGGCTTCCCTATGCAGAAATTTTGGCTAGCAACTCGCGACAATAGGACAAGAGGCCTCAATCCTAAAGATATATTCGATCACTACTCGATGGATGAGGACAAAGGCATCCCATTAGATCAGGCCTTTAATGTGAGCGGTGAGCAACTCCAACATCCTGGAGATAGGGCAGGCTCTCCTGGTAATACGATAAATTGTCGATGCACGATGACGTATCAAGTGCTAGATGAGATTCCGGAAGAATTTGAAGCGGAAGCACCAGCAAAAGAGCCAACAGTTCAAATACCAGCACAAGAGGGTGAGTTTACATCATACAATCCAGTAGATGCGAAATATAAAGAAAATGATTTTTATGACGCCTTCCTTCTTTGGAGTAAAAACGCAAAAAAACAAGGTGAGTATCGGAGTTGGGATAATCAAAATAATATTTCTCCAAATGCACCAACTAGACAAGGTGAGATTGCAGGATTACAAGGCTTTAAGGGCAAACCAAGTGTTATATCAGACTCTGAATTTCAAAAATTACTTGATGATGATGATTACACAATTATTTATCGAGGTTTAACAGATACAGAAACATTAAGCGCCGACGAACTCATAAGACAGTATAAATATGGAGATGCGTTTGATGGGGTAGGTGTTTATGGAGACGGAACATATTTTGCCGGTAGAAACTCAAGGATTTTACCAGATAAAGGAGATGAGAAAGTTAGAACGGCTTTATTATATGCTAATGATAAAAACGAAAATATTATCGCCGGCGCATTTAGAAAAAAAGATTTTAATATCGGAAGAAATTCAGATTTGTATGATCTTCAAAGGCAATTCGATAGAGATTTAGGAGTTGATGGTAAAATTAGAAAGCAACTCAAAAAGAAATATAATTTTACTACCGATAGAATTGCGGATATGCCAGAGGATGCTCAAAGAGAGTTAAGTTTATTATATGATTTAGCTTACGATGCGAATATTGCGGATTTCGCAACAATGATGGGATATGATGGGATGTACATTCCAAGCGGAGTTGGTAGAGTAGTGTCCGGTGGATTTGAAAGGGTTGATCTTGATTTTTATATCATATTCAACCGTACCAAGTTATTTATTAACAATAAAAACGGATATTAGTATGTTATTACCAGAGGAGTCGCGCGAATTAGCGTTAAAAATTAAATCATACGGCAACCCCAACAAAAATTTACTTTTTAGTGGAGAGATTGATGAAAAAGAGTACACTAAAAGAACTCAAAATTCTTTAGTTAGACAATTAAGAGAGTATCTACTAGAGAATGATGTTCGTAAACTTAGCGAGCTTCCATCTAAGTTTGATCCTATTGTTAAAATTCAATGATAGTCATATTCTCATACAACCGGCCGGATATGCTCAAGAGGTTGATTGATGAATGTCCGGATAAACCGGTTGTCATTGACGATGGTTCGGATTTTGACGCAATGCCATTTGTGGGCAGTTGCGAGTTCCATCGGTTAAACCACAAAGGCCGGAGAGGATTTTGGGCGAATTGGCATTATGCTCTCCAAAGATGTAAAGCCTCCGATGATGAGTATTTTACATTCCTAGCCGATGATTTCCATTCGGTTGATTGGGAAACCTTAGCGAGGTTCAAGAGAGATAAACCATTTGCGTACAATCTCCTCAATGATGGAAGGACTCAATGTTTTATAGCTTGTAAGCCGGTAGATAAAGACTTTTTCGGCATTCCCTCCATCCAGGTGGGTTTTACTGATTGTGGGTATCATTGCAATCGTTCGGCTTTGGAGGTTTTAAACTTTGCAATGCCTCCGGTTGATCCGGTTCGCTTTGAGAATCCCGAGATGAGTTCGGGAGTAGGTGCGTATCAATCAACGCAATTCTTTATTAACGCAGT